CACTTACAAATTGGTGCTAGACAACGGTGCTGGAACTTATATTGACCAAGGCAATCCAGACAACACAGATGTATTGCCAGGTAAAGTTCTTGTAGGTGTTAATTCAGGAGCTGTAGGTAGAGTAGTTAGCCTTACAACAAACGACGGTACTGAATCAAACAATGACACTTTACAAATGCATCTGTTAGAGGCAAAAGATTTTGAAGTAGGCGAGCCGGTTAAATATGGTAATTTTGTTAAGCAGAAACAAATTACAATCTTTATCGAGTCTGGTATTTACGAAGAAGATTATCCAATACGTTTAGCAAACAACGTTTCTATTAAGGGTGATGAATTTAGACGTGTAATTATTCGTCCAAAAGATCGTGTATCACAATCACCTACTACTGGTGTTTATTTCTTCCGAGACAAAGAATTTGATGATATTCCAGTAGCAACTGAAGGCGAACCTTTCTTCAACCAGAACAATGAACTGCAAGGTTACTTTGGATATCATTATCTTTCTACTCCTAGCCTACCTATTAATATTGGTAGTCCAATAACAAATCTAGGAGGTTATAGAGATGCTGCTCAAATCCTTGAAGACAACAAAGACTTTATAATTAAAGAAGTTACTGCTTGGATTGATGACAATCAGCCCAGTTTAACTTACGATGAAACAAAATGTCGTAGGGATATAGAATACATTTATCAAGCTGTAGCACTTGATATTGCATTAGGCACAAACTACAACGCAGTAACAGCAGGACTTGCATATCAAAGAGCAAATGCTGCCGATGTTCAAGGTGATCAGAAAGATGCAACCATTGCTTCTATTAGGTATGCAGGGTATTTGGCCGAAAACATTTTTGAAGTTGAATCAAACGACTTTGTAAAAACTCGAGTTAGAAATGCATTTAGAGAAGTTGTAGATATTTTAGATAACGGTGAAGTAAGCACTGATGATGCAGCTGACACACTAAAATTTGATACTCCTACTACATTACCTAGCACCCTTGCAGAAGAAGCAAAAGACCAGCTACAACAAAACAGAGATTTTGCTATAGCTGAAGTTACTCAATATATTGACGATAACTATCCAGCATTAACATATGATGTAGCAAAATGTGAAAGAGACGTAGGTTATATTGTTGATGCACTTAGTCATGATGTTCTTTATGGTGGTGATTTTGCTTCTATTGTAGCAGCACGTAGTTACTTTGTTGATGGAGTAAGCCAATTAGGTGCAGGAGAAGGACCCGCAACTATTGATGCTTACAATTATTTAGATACTATACTACAAGACATAGTGCAAGGTAACGCAATAGCACCTTTACAGGTTGATGTTGCACAAGACACTACAACTTATGATGCAGCAGGTGCAACAGAAGCAACAGCAGTATCTACAAACATAGCACATATCATTGGTGTTATTACCGCAGGCAATTTAAGTGGATTAGCTGCAGAAACTCTTCCTAGTATTACTTGGGCCGACGAAATTTATCAAGATGCTTACACTGCAATTATTGCAGAAACTTCAACTGTGCAAGATAGTGTAGTTGATTTTATTGATGATAATTTTGTTAATTTTACATACAATGTTGCCAAGTGTGAAAGAGACACAGGATTGATAGTTGATGCACTAGTAAATGATTTAACCAGAGGCGGTGAAGAAGGAATACTAGAAGCACAAGGTGAGTACTACTATAACTATATTTCAAAATTTGACACAAGTGGAGGCTTCTTTGGCCAAGAAGCAATTACAAGAGATTCTTTAGGATATATTTCAACTATTGCCGGTAGGCTATTAATAGGAAGTTATACTAGTGGAGAGATATTACAGGACACAGGTGCAGCAGATTATGAAGCACCAGATTTACGAAACGGCTCTTCTTACAGTACTTGGGCAGCAGACACATTCTATGTAACAAATGATGTTGTGCAAAATGGTGCAAATTTTTATCGTTGTAAATTTGATCACACTTCGGTAAGTACATCTGATTTTAATAATACTCAATTATGGGTACAAGTAAGTAGTCCTGTTTCAGTAACTGGTAACCTTGTTACAAAACTGATATTTGCATTCCAACCTGAATATAATCCACCAAAACGCAATGACGAAATGGATGTGTTCTTAATGAGCGATGCAACTATTGTTCGTAATGTTACTGTACAAGGACACGGTGGATTTATGTGTGTGCTTGATCCTGAAGGACAAATCTTAACTAAATCTCCATACATTCAGACCGCTTCAAGTTTCTCTAAGAGTGAGAATCAAAAGCGTTTTAGAGGTGGTATGTATGTTGATGCTTTCGTAGGAAATATTCCAGCATACATTCCACAATTTATTGATCCAGACGGTGGAGGCGATATTAATGGTAAGGTTGATAACTTTACATTATGGATAAGAAGTAAGCCAGGTCAAGGCTTGTTTATACGTCCGCCAGAGCTACCATGTCCGTTTTATGTAGAAGGCAGACGTTATCAAGTTAATGCTATTTCAGACTATGACAGTGGAAACGGATGGGTAAAACTATACCTTGATAGAGGTTCAAACGACGGCACCGGATATGACGAAACACAGTTTGCAGACGGATTATACTACAGAGATTTATTCCTGCAAACAGCAGGTAACAGATCTATTCTAGGTAACGACTTTACACAAATTAACGACCTAGGTTATGGACTTGTTACAAACAATGGTGCTTTGTCAGAAATGGTGTCGATGTTCACTTATTACTGTCAGGTTGCATACTATGCTAATAACGGTTCAGAGATACGTTCGACTAACGGATCTAACGGTTATGGTAACTTTGGTTTAGTTGCTGAAGGTGCTGATCCTAACGAAATTCCAGATCAGGTTACACTCCGTGATCCAATGGTACAGCCTTGTAAAGCATTTACTACAACAACTTACACTAACGCATTTGACGAACCAAGTATCTATGTAACAGATCTACAATTTACACCTTCTGCTCAATCATTGATTACAATTTATCATCCTGTACTAGGACAAACATTAAACTATGTTATCCAAACTGTTTCTAATATTTCTGACTTAGACAATGATGGTGTTTTAGGAGAGAGCGGAGATGTTGTAAATTCGGGTGTTGAAACTGTTACTAACGTAGGAGCAGCTGATCCATCTAGGGCTGCTGGTACCTACGAAGGTGTGTCGGCAACAGGTGGATCCGGATCGGGTGCAACATTTAACGTTACAGTGTCCGGCGGTGGCGCTGCAATAGTAACAGTAAATCAACCAGGTTCGGGTTATCTTACCGGAGAAACATTAACTATTGCTGACGCAGACTTAGGTGCTGGCGGTGGCGCTGCTCTGACATTTGATACTGACTCAATATATGGCGGAACACTAGGTGCAGGAACATTTAGTAATGCTGTTTATAAGTTAGACTTAAGAGCAGACGATGTACAAGCAGATGACTTCTTTGGTACATTGCAAGAAACTGTAACTAACGGAACATTAATTGAATATAGAAACAATTACAATCATATTTTTGCAGGTACAGTAGATCCTGCAAGACTTGTTACTAGGCCATCAACTGCTATCAACTTTGACGAAAGTGACAATGTAACTTACCGTTCAGTAGCCTTTGTGGCAGCAGATGGATTGTCACAGCCTATCGGTGCAGATGAAATACAAACAACCTTTGAAATAGGATTTGATTTTGTTAATATGGAGATTTCCACTGCTAATCTCGGCGGTGGTCAAGGTAGTGCGCAAGGCGACACACAAATTGCTATTGCAGAATTAGAAGCGACTGATCAAACAAGGCTAGTTAGAGATATAGCCGGCAGAGAACCTGGAGATGCTGGATACTCTGGTGGTATGATATTTGTTTGGGAAGGTAAAACTCACCAAGTTACAGATTACACTGCACAAGTAGGTTATGCCCTTATTGATATATCAGATGTAGCAAGTACAAATATTAATAGCAGTTACAGTGGCTCAGGACTAAACGCAGGTATTCCTGCTAGTGTAAGAGACCTTTATGCAGGTCTTCCATCTGATGCTACAGCAGAAATCACTATTGCTATTTCATTGTGTAGAGCAACCGGACATGACTTTACACAAATTGGTACGGGCGGATTTAACGATTCTAACTATCCAAACGTTATCTTAGGTGATCCAGAAAATTCACTTGCTGAGTTTTACACAGACTCACCAGAAGCAACAACCGGACAAGTTTGGGAAAGACGTAAAGGGCGTGTGTTCTGGATGAGTACAGACCAATATGGTTTCTTCCGTGTTGGTAAGTTCTTCAGTGTTGATCAAGCAACAGGTGATATTACATTTGCTGGTGAGATTGGACTTTCAAACGCTAACTCACTGGGCTTTAAGAAAGGTGTTACAATTAGTGAGTTCTCAGCAGATGACTCAATGGCTGATGAATCAGGTGAAGCAGTACCAACAGAAAAGGCTGTTGTTAATTACATTAACAGAAGATTAGGTTATAACAGTGGTGGCCAGGTTAATCCTGCTCCGTTAGGAAACAGAATTGGCCCAGGTGCGATGATGCTCAATGGTGATAGTGCTATGGAAGGCACTATGGACATGGGTGCTAACCAAATCACAAACCTAGGCTTACCATTAACTGACGGCACAGCAGCAACTAATAAAAACTATGTTGATGCTAGAGTTAGAGAATATGATTCAATTGACAAGCTGAGAAATATAGAATTTAATAATGTAGCAGAAGCTGACTTAATACTTGCAACAGGTAAGCGTAGAGTAATAGTTTCTCCACCAAGTGGAGGCGTTTGGGCAGCAGCAGATACTATCACAGTAGGTTCTAAATCAGGATTGATTATTGACATTGAATCTGTAACTGATAATATTTTAGGCAGTGCCAGCGATGCTTATGCTGTTACTGTAGTTACATATAATGTTACAGGAACAGGAGACTTTGCTGAAGGCGAAACATTAACTAATGGTACTGCAACTGCAAGTGTGCTAGAAGATCCTGTAGATGAATTTGCAAACGCAAGCGAAGCAACTGCAAGTGATATTAATGTCACAGTATCTAGAACAGCAAGCGGCGCAGAATTTAATTTCCAATATGAAGCACTTTCATTAGAAAATGCAGACGTAAGCGAATCAGCAGCTATTGCACAAAGTAAGTTGGCAATGAACACTGCTGGTACTAGAGCAAACGCTACAGGAATAGCACAAAGTGATCTAGGACTTGCAACCTTCAAGAATACAGAATTTACACATACTAGTGGATTTGTTGAACTTCAAACAAGCTCAAGCACTTCAACTGGTATTGCTCCTGGTAAGTTACAACATCAAGCAACTGACACTGTATTAGGTAGAAGCGCAGCAGGCGATGGCGCAGTTAGTGCTATTTCATTTAGCACAGTGCTAGACGAAGGTGGTGCTGTAACTGACGGCGACTTCCCTGCTTACACAGGTAGCTCTAATCAAGCACTTATTAGAACTGCACAAGATACCTATTCAGTAACAAACATATCAGACGGAGCTGGCGGCAGTACTATAGCAAAGCGTAAATCAACAGGTGCAATCCAAGCAAACAGTTATATTATTGGCGGTGATGCTACTTATGAAATACTAACTGAAAGTTCAGGTACGCTAACACTAAAAACGCCTGCACAAGGTACAATTTTAAGTGCAGTTGGTGGAGGAGTAACTCCAAGTGTAACTTATCCAATTGTGAAAATACCGGGCAAGGTAGATGTTGGTAATACTGCAATTTCAGCAGAAAGTACATTCCAAAGTGGTAGTAGTTATACTGGGGAATCATTTGTTGCTACAGACTGGATTTATACAAAATTCATAGAAGCGAGCAATGAAAGAGACGCTAGTTCGACTGGTATTGCCCTAGGTGATGGCGGCGGATTTACTGATAGTGCTGCAGATACTATTTTGTTGATTACAGGTGGTAGTGAAAGACTAACAGTTAATGACACAACAGTAACAGTTAAACAAGGACTTGTTGTTGATGGTAGTACTAACTTAAAAGGTACAGTTACTATAGGTGATGCATCATCTGACTTGATAAGTGTAAATGGAAGATTTAATACCGACTTACTGCCAAGCACAGACAATGCAATCAATATCGGACAAGGTGGTGGAACACCATTACGTATCAACACTGTCCATGCTGTAACGTTTAGTGGTACAGCAACAACAGCTCGTTATGCTGACTTAGCAGAAAAATATCTAGCAGATGCAGCATATGAGCCAGGAACAGTTCTTGTATTAGGCGGTGATGCAGAAGTCACAACAACAAAAACTAAAGGCGACAAACGTGTAGCAGGTGTTGTTTCAACAAATCCAGCATACCTAATGAATTCAGAACTAGAAGGCGACAATGTAGTTGAAGTTGCACTTGCTGGTAGGGTTCCATGTAAGGTCTTTGGCACAGTTGCTAAGGGAGATATCCTAGTAGCAAGTGCAGTTCCAGGATATGCTATGGTTGATAATAATCCGGGTGTAGCATCAGTGCTAGGTAAAGCAGTTGAAGAAAAACTAGACAGTGGCAAAGGCGTCATTGAAATCGTAGTAGGAAGAGCATAATGGCAAAATTAACAGTTAATATTGGTAGTTCAGAAAACAAGGGCGATGGCGATCCAATACGTACAGCCTTTGATAAGATTAACAAAAACTTTAGCGAACTGTATGCAGGGAACTTTGCTGATCCAGAAAACATCGGAGTTACTTTTAAACCAGATGCGGATGGAAGTCAAGATTTAGGCAGTGCCGATAGACAATGGGGCGAACTACATGTCAAAGACTTTGTCTATATTGGCGGAGTTAGACTAAGTGTTGATGCAGCAGGCAATTTAGTTATTGGCGGCGGCGTCCTTGCTATACAAGACGTACAAGGTGACATTTTTGCAGACGATAGTACCAAAGTATTTGACAGTGCAACTGGAACATTTACTGCTAAATTTGAAGGACAGTTTAATGGTACATTTGCTGCCGATGATTCGACTATACTTATTGACGGTGTAAATGGAACTATTCCAGGGTATGTAAGTGTGGCAACTTTAAAATCAGTAGCTGCGGCAAGTGCAGACTTTACAGACTTCCAAGCAAGAATTGCAGCATTATAAAGCGACAGATAAATATAGTATAATAGGATTTAGAGAATGGCAAATAGATTTCCACTAATAGTTGATACAGACGACAGTAATAAAATTAAAGAACTTCCAACCGGAGACAACTTAGATATTACTGGCGGAGGGATTACTGGCGCAAGTTTTATATCTACAGATCAACTAGTAGTAGATGGACAAACTATAACACCATTTACAGGTAGCTGGAACGATTTAACAGATAAGCCTGTTATCCCTGCAGATGTTGTACAACTTGCAGATTCAACTAACTTGTTAGATCATTTTAGCGGAAGCTGGAATGACTTATCAGATAAGCCTGTTATCTTTAGTGGTGATTATAACGATTTAACAAACAAGCCTGTTGTGCCAACAGATGTTAATCAACTAGGTGATGTTGATAATTTGTTAAACACAGTTACTATTATTGACTGGCCCGATATAACTAGCAAACCTACTACAATATCCGGATTTGGAATTACAGACGCATACACTCAAACAGAAACTGATACTTTACTAGATAATAAAGTTGATAAAAACAGTACGTTTATTGGAGATATGCGAGGAAGTATAATAGGAGAAGACAGTACAATTATTGTCGATTCTACCAGTAGAACTATAAGTGCAAGTTCTATTACAGCTGATTTATTTACAGGCAAATTGGATGGAAACATAGAAGGTTATGTGTATGGCACAGACGGAACAACAATTCTAGTTGATGGTAATACAAATTCTGTGCCATGGGATATTTTGCAAAAAACGTCTCCTATAAAAGCATTTGGCATCATTCAAGCCAACTCTGGCGGAACACCGACACTAGATGGTGAATACAATCTTGCAAGTGTGGTTCGTGATAGCACAGGAGTTTATACAATAAGTTTTGATACAGACGTAGGTGGAACCTATTTGGTACAGGTAACTGCTAGAACAACAACAGCAGGTAATGCGCTTTCAGCATTAGCATTTACAACTTCGTTGAGTAGTTTTGTTGTTAAAACTTTCAATGCTGGCGGTGCCTTAAACAACAATGTGTCATTTGCAGTAACAGTAATAGGACTAGGATAACATGGCAATACGAGTAATAAACATAGGATCAATTGCAAACGACGGTACAGGTGATGATCTTCGCACAGCGTTTGATAAAATAAATGACAACTTTGAAGAATTAGATACAAGATTTCCTGCTGCAACAACCGGAGTAAATTTAGGTGCCATAGGCGAAGGTTTGTTTGTAAGTGCAGAAAACAGTGTTTTAAGTTTTAAAAAAATTGTAGCAGGAAATAATGTATCGCTTGCCAGTGCTGCTGAAAACGTTACTATCAGTGCAACTGGAGGATTAGATACACTCTTAGTTGTAAGTGATGGTGGAAGTGTAACAGTTGAACGTGGTCAATCAATGGCTATTAATGGCGGCTTAGGAATAGTAACTTCTGCTTCAGGTCAAAACATAATTGTTGATGCATCTGACGGTGTGCTTGCCGCAGACGGAAATCCTACTTTAAGTGCTACCCTTGATGCTGATAACAATAATATTGTAAATGCTGGACAGATTACAGCAACACAATTTAATGGTCCTTTAGAAGGATTAGTGTATGGCATAGACATACGAACTATTTCAGGATTTTACGAAGATTTCGACTTTGGAGAAATTATCGTTCCTAATTACACATCAATTATTGAATGGCTTCAACGTGAAGTAGATGTTGATTTTGGTACATTTATTGCGCCAGGATTAGTGTTTGGAACTGTGGATGGAGGAACGTTTGTATAAGTTTTTCCGATAAATATATTAAACAGGATTTACTTAATGGCAAACTTTTGGACACAACCTTCTAGAACAAAATTAGCAATACTGCAAGAAACTGTCACAACTACGGTTAATTTGCCGTTGTCAGAACCTACTGCAACAACACAAGTTATAAGTGGCAATTTGCCAGCAGGCATGCGTCTAAGAAATAATATCATAGAAGGCACTCCTTATGAAGTTGCAAGGAATACTGATTATACTTTTGTAGTACGAGCTACTTACAACAACCAAATAAGCGACAGAACTTACATAATAGAAGTACAGGGTGCAGATGAACCTGTATGGGAAACTGATGAGGGTCTATTACCTATAGGTAGTAATAACACTTATTATATTTTAGATAGCGCACCAGTAGATTTTCAGTTAGTTGCAATTGACACAGATACAGCAGCAGGACAAGAACTAGAATATTATATAGGAAGTAAAGACGGAACACTGCCTCCAGGTATATCACTTACCTCAGATGGAAGATTAGTAGGCATTGTAGATCCTATTCTTGCTCTTGATAAACGTACTGGCCAAGGCGCTTATGACACAGCAGCTTTTGATTCAGACAATAACCCTTACGATTTTGGTATTAAACCGTCTAATGGTTTTGACAGTTTCTTTTATGACGCTACCATTTATGATCTTAGCATACCTTCACGTAGTCCAAAAAAATTAAATAGATACTACGAATTTACAGTAAGTGTTAGTGACGGTGATACTATTGCTAGACGAACATTTAGAATTTTTGTCGTAGGAGATGATTTCCTACGTGTAGATAACACCATCATGCAAGTTGGAACTGGTGTATTTACAGCAGACAACACTCACATCAGAACACCAATTTGGCTGACACCTAGAAACTTTGGTTACAGAAGAGCTAACAATTATGTTACTCTTTATCTCGATATTATAGATCCAAATACTTTGTCAGGTGTTGTTTCCTATACACTTAAAACAGTTAATGATGACGGTACTCCTAGTGTTCTTCCTGAGGGTATGGTACTAGATGCTACTACAGGAGAAATAGCAGGTAGAGTTCCATATCAACCTAGTATCAATAGAGAGTACAAATTTACAGTTACAGCAACAAGATACGGTCCAACAAGTACTTCTGAGTTTGTTACCATTAGATTGTTAGAAGATGCACAGGTAGGATCTTCTAGAATAAAAATTGTTAAAAACCCTGATTTAGATTTACTTGTAGGGAAAAATGTAAATCTTGGTAATAAGTCTTATACTATAATAGATGTTGATAGCAGAGATTTTGCTTTTGATGTAATTACGGTAGGTGAGCCTTTAGACATAGTGATATATGATAGTGCTATTGCACCATCTAGTTCATTAAATATTTTCAAGATAGGAGAACCTTTCCTTGAAAATTTAATTGGACAAAGTTTTCAAGTAGGCGCTCAAAATATAACTATTACATCTGCTGATTACAGATACAAATATTATAGAGCAAGAACACCGCATACATCAAAAACATTTACTGGTGATATAGGAAGAAATTTATGGGACGAAATACCTGCACCTTCAGACACAACAGGTATTAATGTTTGGAGTTCGGATGTAAGTTATAATGTAGATACTGTTGTAAAACATAATCCTGATAGATATGAAACAATAGGAATTGAAACTCCTACTAGTGTTAATCTATATGCAGGCACTAGTGCAGAGGTAGGACTTCCTGGAGGGCTTGTTGCAATAGCTAAGAAAGATGAAACTTACACTATACAAGTTGTTGATGGATTACAAAATGAAACAGCAGCAAGCACAAAAACTTTTACCGTTACATTGTTGGGTGATGTAGATAGTAAAATTACATTTACAACACCAAGTGATTTAGGTAACATTAGTGCAAATTATATTTCAACACTAATAGTTGAAGCAACATCTACGGTGCCTAACACCCGTATGTTATACAGTTTAACAGATGGACGTCTTCCTCCTGGTTTGAGTCTAGCATTTGATGGTTCTATATCTGGACAGGTTAATCAATTTGGTAGTGCAACAACAATAGGTATGACGACTTTCGATACAACAGGATTCACACTGGATGGAAATTCAACTAGCATAGATCGAAAGTTTATCTTTACAGTTCGGGCTCAAGACCAATTTGGGTACAGTGCGCAAGAAAAAGAATTTTCAATTACTGTAAGTGATCCTGATAATAAGTTGTACAGTAATCTATTTGTAAAACCATTTATGAAAAGAGAGTTACGCAGTGTATTCAACACATTCATTAGTGACCCTGATATATTTGACCCGGATTATATTTATAGACCTTACGACAGAAATTTTGGTTTGCAAAAAGAATTAAAGATGCTAGTGTATGCAGGATTAGAAACTAAAGAAGTAAATGAATATGTTGCAGCCGCAGCAAAGTATCATAAAAGGAAAAAATTTAAACTAGGTCAAATAAAAACAGCAGTGGCAAAAACTCCAGGAACTAATGATGTTGTTTATGAAGTGGTTTATATAGAAGTTAAAGACCCGTATGATCCTGTTAAAGGAGAAACTAGGAAAAGCTATAGAATTAAAACTAACAATAAAATCAAAGCAGACAACTCGCAGTCTGGTGTAGAGGCGGTAGAAACAGTTGTTATTTCAATTCCTGGTAGGAACGGAGATATAGGAACTCCGGTATCACAAGGTAGAATACAAGTACAATTACGTTCTGGCCTAGTGCAAACAGGGGAAAATAATACTGTTACAATTACACTTAGAGATTTAACACAAGTTGTAGTCAATTCAATTATATCTATAACATCTCCTGATTTAACAGCACCATGGTCATTTAAACCAGATGTTACCAATACTATCAAAGCAGACACTGATGCTATAGACACAAGTTTTTCAAAAGATGACAAACGCTATATTGCAAACATAGACAATATGAGAGACTGTCTTTTTGATGTAGGTATCACAGAGTACGAATTTTTACCACTGTGGATGAGATCAAATCAAGAAGAAACATTGCAAGAACTGGGATATGTTACAGCAATACCGCTATGTTATTGCAAGCCTGGCACATCTAAAATCATACAAAATGCAATAAAATTTACAGAATTTGATTTTACACAGTTTAATTTTGATATAGATAGATATATAATAGATAACACACTTGGTAACAGTGACGAACAATATATTTTGTTCGCTAATTATCAATTCAATGTTTAACACAGATAAATACTTTTAGGAGAGTATAAAAAATGGCAAGTGAAATAAACTCAGCTGATATTAATGAAGCATACCCTGTAGCAGGGCAAGACAATGACTCGCAAGGGTTTAGAGATAATTTTAAGTTAATCAAAAATGGATTGGCAACAGCCTCAAGCGAAATTACTGATCTTCAAACTAACACTGTAAAATTAAATGCTACAAATGATTTTAATGGCAATATTATCAGTGAAGCAAACTTCATTAAAAATACAGAAGAAGTTTATGTGTCGGATGAAATTGGTAGCTCTCAAGATATTAGCTGGGAAAACGGTCACTATCAAATTATCACAGTTGGAGCAGATGTTACACTAACCTTAACAGGCTGGCCAACAAGTGGTGTTTTAGGTAAAATGCGTTTGTTACTAAAGCGTGATACTTCTGTTAGATCAGTTACATTTGGTGTAGGAGCAGGTACATTAAAAGTTAATACAGCTTGGCCGTCTAGTAACGCAACTGTTTCAATATCAGGACAACAAGATCCTACAATAATTGATTTTTGGACTAGCGATGGCGGATTAACTGTTTATGGACAATTCTTTGATCTATTTAATGAACCAAGTTAATAATGTTTAATCCTTTAGTTGATAATTTTAACGAACTTTCAGATAACGAAATTGAACTTAAAATAAGCGAGCTTTCTCGTAAATATTTTATTAGTAAAAATCCTCAGGTACAACAACAAATTTCTGTCATGCTAGACATGTTCAAGGAAGAAATGCACCTTCGCCGTGCATTGCAAAAACAAAAACAACTCGAACAGCTCGAAAATGGCGAAAATGATCTTGACAATTTAATCAAGATCAGTTAATATACGTAGATGCTAATGAAAACAGATTCTTTAGGAATACCACGATTCTCTAACCGCGATTTAATCGATATGATCTATTCAGGTTATGCGGATAAAGTTCATGTGGTGTTGTGCGATGCAAACGATGATATAGATAAATTCAATGCCGCGATGGAAGAACAAGGCTTTGACAAACTACAGAAATATATCCCACTAGATGTAGATCAAAAGACTTTTGACGGTGTATGTCAAGGTGAATGGTTTATGCCTGATGAATATAAGAATTTAGATATCGCTCAATGGTTGTATGCTAAGGTTATGGAAAACTTACAAACAACACAACCTTGCTTGCAATCCAAAGAATGGATACGAGCAAAAGAAGAATTAGATGAATTTCTAAATCGTGATATGGGAAACTTGTTACGCTATATGATTTATCTTGTGGATTTTATGCGTGAGAACGACATTGTATGGGGTGTAGGACGTGGATCAAGTGTAGCAAGTTATGTG